TCGATCAATAGTTATTATAAGGATGCCTTAAAGGGTTCGGATAGTGACCCGCTTATGAAGCAATTCTACAGCGGAATGAAAGATTTTTATGGGGAAAAAATTCCTCATAATGATTCTAGGAAGAGTAAAGATCTTATGGATTTCTTTTTAGAAGAATCTGACTTAACATCAGACTCTCACAAGGAAGAAGTGATTCTTTCCAAGAGTTTGGGCGAAGGTGGTTTGGTTGAAAACGGACATCAGAGCAAAGAAAAACATGTCGATGTTACTAGAAGATTCCCTTCTGGTAATTTTAAAAACAAATAAATTAAATTTAAACTAAACTAATTATGGAGATATAATTATGGCTTTACATATTTTACAGCCTGGTCTTCGCCCAATGGGACAATTTGATTTGGCTTTGACAGGAAGTCAAACCGTAACTGGTGGTGAGATTGGAGTTTTTGCTGTTGACGAAAATATTGGTATTATGATTGAAGGTGTGTCAGCAGCTGATGTTGCTCAAGTTGGACCTTTGGCGACACAAGCAAGCGGCAGCGTTGCTGTTGGCGACAAACTTAACATTGTGCTGGGTCGACCTGCACTTAAAGACGACGGTGGCGACACTGCAGATTCTGCAGAGCTTGCTTCTGGATTGAGATTCCTCTTGGATGAAGGTACTCAGCAATATGGTACTCTTTTTGGATCTGCAATAGGCGGAACCGCTGGTCAAGGTGTTACTTACGGACTTTCTTCGGATGGCGCTGTTTTGGCAAACTTGGGTCCCGCAACTCACTATGGATCAGGAAAAGTTACCTGCTGGCACGCAGCTGGTCTTTACGCCGTTACTGGTGATGCTGCTGCTAACCTCGCAGCAAACAACGTTAACGCTACTCTTGGTGCAACTACCGCTGGCCTTTTGGACGACGTTGCTACCGCGGGTTCTGACGCTGTTGCATTTTACGTAGGTGGATTGCACGATGAGTCTTTGGTTTCTACAAGCGCTTTGGCTGCTACTGGAACTCAAAGCACTGCGGCTAAGTTCGCAATTTATTTCTTAGGTCAACGATAAGGGAGGGTGATACTATGTCTAATATTTTTAATACACACGGCGAATTAAATGCCGCAAACGTACAAGATGCTCTTTCTCAAATCGTTAAGTATGCGAGCATCATTGAAGATTTGAATCCTGCAAATGCAGCTCAAGCATCTTCTCCATCTTTGAACGATGAGCAAAGAGATGAAATGATCAAGCAAGCTTTGATGACACAAGAAGGCAAAATTGCTTTGGGTCAAGCAATGGCTACTCCTATCAGAAGAAACTTGGATTATCAAGGTGTTGGTAGAAAAGCATTGGTTGTTGATCCTTTACCACAAGGTGCTTTGCCTGTATACGATAGAGATATCGATGTGGCAGCTGTTGTGATTTCTTCCAACGGTACTGCTCCAGAATCTCGCGTATTCGGAGACAGAGTTACTGTTCCTGAGTTTGAAATTGTTTCTAACCCAACAGTTAGAATTGCTGAAGTTAAGAGAAGAAGATTCAACGTAATCGATAGAGCTCAGCAAAAAGCAAGACAAGAAATTCAAGCTCAAGAAGATGCAAACGTATTTGCAGCTTTGGAATTTGCTGGAACCACTGAGAATGGCCCTGTAACTTTGGATCCTGTTCAAGGTACTACTACATCTGCTGCTCTTTCTGGTAGAGCTGGTGCTCTTCAAAAGTCAGGTATGCTTTCTCTTAAGAGAGAGATTGACAGATGGGACTTGGTTACTTCTAAGTACTTCTTGAACATCAATGAATTCACCGATATCTTGGATTGGGAATCTGCTGGTGCTCTTGGTTCTTCTGCTGTTGATCCTGTAACTCAAAGAGAGTTGTTGCAAACTGGTTTGTACGGACATATCTTCGGTGCTGATATCATCGTATCTAAGATTGTTCCTGCTGGTACAGCTTTCGCAGTTGCTGATCCTGAGTTTGTTGGTGTTATGCCAGTAAGACAAGACATCGAAGTTCTTCCTGCTGATGAGCCTAAGCAATTGAAGCTTGGCTGGGTTGTTTCTGAGATTGTTGGTATCGGTATCGTAAACCCACGTGGTGTTGCTACTGGTTCTCTCTAATCTTGAGAGTCTATCATAAAATAACTTTGTG